GTGTAACGTACGGTTTTTTCACCGCGCGCGATGGCCGCCTCAACCGCATCGAGGTGCTTTTGGGTAAATGACATATCAGCGTCTCTTCAGGTAACCGCTGCTGGAACTGCGGCGTTGAGGTGGCAATGCTGCAGGTCGTGATGGCACGACAGGAGCAGCGGGTTGCGGGGCCGGTTGTGGTACCGCGGGGGTAGCCTGCTCGGTGTTGCTGAGGCGCTCGCCTTGCACGGGCTTGATACCCAGTGCGTCGTCGAACAAGCCTGACTGCGCCAGAGACTGACGCACCCGCTCCCAGTCGTGTTCCTTGTAGCGGTTGAGGCCCAGGTAATGCGCCATGGCCAGGCAGTACACCATCAGGTCGAGCGCTTCGTTGCGCTCGGCCTTGCCCTTGACCCATTCGATACGCTTGTGACCACGGATGTAGCGCGCCACCTTGCGTTCCGCGACGCACTGATCGAAGAAGTCGTCGGGCAGGTCATTGGCGAAGTGCAATGCACCCGGGCCGGCTTCGAATGGATAGCGGTTGTAGATCCAGTCCTTTGCCGTGTCGGTCCCGACGAACCACAGCTCGGCGCCGTTGCGTTCGGTCTGGCCTTTCCAAGTCACGTCGACCATGGACGGGCGCTGAGCAATGACCGGTTTTCCCGGTTTGCTCGCCCCCTTGATGGCGAACACATTGCGCCAGCGGCGCACGCGGCAGAACTGGTAAACCTCGTCAGTGTGGTGGCCACCGGAGTCGACCGCCACGGCAAGAATACCGAGACCGACACCGCATGGATGGCGGTACTTGGCCTTGAGCAGTTCGTCCAGTGCAGCCCAGGTGCGCTCATCGGCGGGGTCGCCCGAGACGATCTGGTAATCGATGACCCAGCGCTCCATGCCGACGCCCCAGCCCATGGCCATGAACTCCAGGCGGTTGGCCTGCACGTCGACCGAACCGGTGATCATCAACACTGCAGCCGGCATCGAACCGAGTCCGAAGAGCTCCAAGCGTGCCCGTTTGCGCAAGGTGTTGGCCTTAGTTTGCTCCTGCGCGCTGTCCCACACCTTGGCCAGACGGGTGTTGTAGAACACCTGCATGGGTTCCAGATCGCCTTTAGCCTGGGCCTTTTTGGCCTTTTCAAACTGTTTGGCCAGCGACTTCCAGTCCATCCAACCGAGGGGCGAATACAGCGCGTTAAGGTGAAACCCAACTGTTTCGCCATCGCCTTCGGCGTGGGCACGCCACTCGCCGTGGGTGAGCATTTCGCCCTTGTGGAACTCCTCAATCAGCACGTCGCAGTCAGGGCCAGCGCACTGATAGTGCACGACGCTGTAATCCTTCGAGTAATGCAGGCGCTCCCATTCCAGGGTTTGCATGTGACCACAGCTCGGACACGGCACGTAGTAGTGACGCTGGTCACTGCCGTCGAACAGGTCGGAAATCCGCGAGGCGCCCTTGATCGTGGGCGAGCTGGAAAAGTAGAACTTGGCGTTGCGACCGAAGGTACTGCCCCGGGTTTCCGCCAACTCGATAGGGTCACCCTCCTCGCCGATGTCCACTTCCCAACGGTCGATCTCGTCGCCATACACGTAGCGCGCCGACAACTCCGACAGGTTGGCCGCCGAGCCCGCTGTGGTGACGTACAACGTCCCGCCCTCGAACTCCTTGGTGTCCATGGTATTGCGCGAGTCCCGCGAGCGGTTAGCCGCGACACGCTCGCGCAATACAGGCGTCGCCTTGATGGTTTTGCCGATTCGCGACGACACCCGTTTGGCCAGGCCCAGACTGGGCAACAGCGCCAGGATGTTCGACGGCGCCATGTGCATCAGGCCACCGATCCAGTTCAGACCAATCTGGGTTTTCATCAGCTGCGACGCAACCATGGTAATCACGCGCTTGCACGGGTGAGCCGGCGACAGGCAACGCATGGGTTCGCGGGCATAGGGTGTGCGCGAAGTCCGGTACTGGCCGGGCTCAGCGGCGCCAGTGTCACGCGGGATCCGCATGTACTCATCGGCCCACTGATCGATCCAGACATCCGGGTCGGGCCGCAGCCCACGGAAGTACGCCTCGCGGTACACCTCTGCACCGTCAGGAATGTCCGTGGGCATAGGTCAACTCATAGTCAGTGCGTGTTCAAGATCCGCTGAGGACATGCGCTCGGCATCCTCCAGCGAGCGACGGATCGCCGCCGTCAGGTGCTTTTCGATTTCCCACGGGTCGGTCATGGAGGCCAGTTCGGGGGCCAGCTGCGGCGGCATGCCCAGCAATTGATCGCGCAGCATGCGGCCAGCGTTGTAGGCGCCCGTCTGTACCGCCGTCGCGAACACCAGTGAGCCTTTGGCCTTGTGCAACTCGATCTCGGCGAGCTGGGCCAGGTTGTGTTCGCGCAAGGCACGCGCTTTCTGGAAGTCTGGCAGTTGTCCGCCAGGGGCAATCACTGGCGGTGGCGCAGCCGTTGCAGTCGGCTCGACCTCGCTGGACAGCTGGCTGTACACGTCACGCTGCAGCCGATCCTGGTGATGCCGATCAGCAACGGCGGCTTTGCTCGGGTCAGCGGTGTCGCGAATCAACGCTTCGCTGGCCGTGACATCGACCTGTTTTCCGTCGGCGGTGAGTACCAGACGGTTGTTGTTTTTCAACCAGGTGATGTAGCTGGGTGCCCTGCCGATCCGAGCCGCGAAGGCGCTCTTTGACAGGTACATTGGTTCTGTCATAAGCCCTCCTTTTCAACGGCTTTTCAATGCAAACCTTTCAATTTCAATGGATTGAATTTCAGTAAGCTGGCAACCCTGCCGCTAACACTTTCCCGCGGGTTTCCGACCCCGTACCCCTTGAATAACCCCAGGGTCCCCGGCGATTTGCGGCGCCCCGGAACGGTGCGTCACCCCTGCTCGCCCCCTGCGGGTGGCACTTCGCACACGCCCAGCCGCCTGGCAGCCCAGCGCTCGTACAAGCCGATTGCAACATCGGCGCCGGCCATCGCGGTCAGGCAACCCAAGCTGCCCGCCGCCCAGATCGACATGCCGGCGGCGATCATCAACATCATCGCCGATACCCCGCAGGCAATGCAGGCACCGGACCGCAGCGCCAAGCGTCGCAACAACACCCATCCCCGCGCCCCATCCTTGTCGGCTCGCCACATCTCGCCCGATACGCCGCCGACCAAGGCCAGGACGATCACTAACCAGATTGGCATCTCTGCCAGCGCTTGCTGCTCGTTCGTCATCGCCCTACTCCATAAACGCAAAAACCCGGCGCAATGGCCGGGTTTGGTGTGTGCCTGCCGCTCTCTGCGGTCGCACCTATCGAAGATGACTACTTTTTACAGGTGGATTCCGGTGGCAGCAACCCCACTTTAATGCCACCCGGTGAATGTCTGGGCTACGCCTAGGCAATGTCGGTGAATATCTTTATTTCGGCTTTCAGCGCCTCTGGCGCTGCCCTACCTGTCCCACTATTCAGAATCGAAGTAGGACAGCTGAAGCCCTTTAAATTCGTGACTCTGCCCTACTGTCCTACCTTTTTTACCTTTCTCTCGTGTATAGAGAAAAAGCTAAAAACACGCGTGCGCGCCATGGGCGCGAACACATGCCCGCTACGCACATGTATGCATGACGTGGGTGAAGGTAGGACGGTAGGACACCCCAGCAACGACGCGGCCTGCGCCTGTCCTACTGCCGTAAATGACAGTAGGACAAGGCCGGACAGTAGGACAGAGACAGACGGAGTGATGCCAGACGTCATGCAGCCTTCCCCATCAACAGGCCAGCAATGTGCACATGCGCCTCATGCAGGCGCTGATAGTACGTATCGCGGCTACACCCACACTGGGTGTACTTCTGCGACAGAAAGCTTTCTTGATTGCAGTAATGCTCCCGCACGACCACCGACAACTGTGGCGGCAAGTGTTTATTGACGATCAGCTCAATATCCGCCGACTCATCCAACAACACCCGGCTGCCCCGGGTCCCCCGTATCAGCTCCCCCTTGCACTCCATCAGCATCGCGATCATGTTCCCCCCACTCGCCCCGACATAGCCCTCGGGCAACGGCGAATGAAGATCCTGCGCCCAAAGCTTGAGCATCTCATCGATTCGCTTAATCAAAGCAAGGCTCCTCGATCGGAGCCTGCTGCAAAGCAGTGTTACGCCCCCACGTAGCAGGCTTCTGATACGCCCATTGCCGCACACCGCTTTTGGGCAATGCCGTAACGCGCTTCTTGCGCCAACCAAGCCGATGCATGATCGCCCCTACGCGCATCTGCTCCGGCTTGCCCCAGTGGCCGTAATCCAGCTTGAGGGCCTGGCTCAGAATCTCGTTGCCTGTCGTGGTTTCGCCAATCTGCGACTCCTCCAACCAATGCAATATCGGCCCCTCCCACTCGTCCACCACAAAGCGCTCATCCTGAGCCTCGGCAAACATCCACGACTCGTCCTTGGTCACCCACCAGATATCACCGGCCTCATAGCAAAACACCGCCTCGGCCCATAGCTGGTCGCGGATCTCGCGCAGTGCATCGAGGTCAACCTTATTGCAGAACACCGGCCAATAACGCCGGTTGCCCGTGGCGTCCTTGAGGTATTCCTCCTGGTTGGTAGTACCCACGAACACACACTGGCGTGGCACGTCATTTGTTCTGCGGCCGTAGCTCTCGCGGTAGGTGTCGATGGATGCTGAAAAGAACTGTTTGGCCTTGGTGCTCTCAGCCTTGTTGAAGCTGTCCAGCTCTCCCAGCTCCACAAT